ATAGATTAGGAAAAGACCATTATGTTCAATTTAATTTAACCTACAAACCTAATTGGTTTCATCGTACTATGATGAGATTGTGTTTTGGATATAAATGGACAAACCTTTAACACCAAAGAGAGATGAGAGATTACATTGTATCCGACCCAGGAGATGAACAAGAATACATCGAAGTGAAATGAAGCCAATACTATTTTGGAGAGCAGCAGATGGAAAACTTTATGACGATTATTATAAAGCATTAAACTATGATACGCAAGAGAAAGCACATAAGAGAAATACAGAAGTACTTGGAGATGCTAATGATAGACCAAGTAAATCTAACAATTCACGCAAGTAGATTTGGTTGGACAGAAGATATACAAAATCAACTAAGTAACTCTGCATTACTTATCCGTAAGTATCAAAGAAGACTACGATTAATTAAGATGTAATGGGTAGGTTAAGTCAAGCTATTGCTGTCATTAATATGACAAGTAATGAACGCAAGAAATATGTTTATGGATTGAATAAAGATATTTACTTTAGTCATTTTAATATAGATGAAGAGTTCCTTAAAAAACATAGACCGATTAAGAAATGAAATTTATTCCTCACGAAGACAATTGGGAGCGTGAGTACTTTGATAAGTTAAAGGATGAGCGCAAGAAAAAAATTGCTAATAAGAAAAGAAAGTTAGGATGTCAGAAGAAGAAAAAGCAGAAGAGTTGAAACAAGGGCAAGCCATATATGATATTGGTGTGCGACTTGCTTGGAAGGTTAAGCGAGGCAACGGATTCTCAAATACCTACCTTGGTACTGAGGACCGACCATTCCAAATGGTTACAAGAGCAAAGTCCATTGACCACATTAACCGCAGTCCAGAGATGGTTGCTAAACTTATGGCATTCAACGGACTCACAGGGAAGAAGATATACGACTTCCACATTGAGAAGGAGTTCTACCGCAAGGAGATAAGCAAGTCCTTCTCCCATAAAGAGGAAGACTACGAGAAAGAATTTGGTAATTAATTTAAACGAGCAATGAGAAAGTTAGTTTACACAGCATCAGAGTTAAAAGATTCTCTGACCACACTACGCAATGAGGGTGTACAGAAAGGTGCTTGGGTAGGGTTTGATTCCCTATTTGATAAGTACTCCGTTAAGAAAGGTTCTACCACATACATCTATGCTGGGGCGCACCAAGGTAAGTCACAGTTTGGATTTGAACTGATGATGAACCTCGCAGAGTACAGCGATTGGAAGTGGGCAATCTATTCTCCCGAGACGGGTTCTCCTACAGAGGTGTTTGCAGAACTCCTATGGGTGTACTTGCGTAAGCCATTCCTTGTGAATGAACACCTTACTGCTACAGATGAGGAAACAGAGAAGGCTATTGAGTTTATCAATGACCATTTCTACATCATTGATAGTGGACTACAAGACCTTACAGTAGAAGCATTCTATACTGCCGTTGAGCAGATTGAGACGGACAACTTCATCACCATTGATGGTTGTATGATTGACCCATTCACAGAGATTAAGACCGACATCAGTAGTGGTGTGCGTGATGACATCGCCATTGGTCAAGTGCTAACTAAGATTCGTAAGCACTCTGCTGAAAAGGACTTCCACACCATTGTAACAGTACACACTAAACACCAACAAGCAAAGTACAAGAATGGTGTACCCTATGTTGACAAGCCTACGATGAACGACATCGCTGGAGGTATGCAATGGTCTCGCAAGGGTATGATGGTAATCAATGTATGGCGTTGCCCCTACGGATTAGAGGATGGTAATGGTATACCTTACGAACCAAACCAAGTGGAGATTACTGTTGTCAAGGCTAAACCTAAGATTGTAGGTAAGCTTGGTAGCGTTACATTATTTTATGATAGAATGAAAAACAGATACTATGAACTCGACAGCCAAGGAAAAAAGCAATTCGCCTATCCACAGCCTAATTCGTGATAGAAAGTCAGCATTTGCTAACCTTATTCGTGCCTATCTAAAGTTTAACGTACCACACGCTAAGAAGGTAGATGTAGTAGAATCAGAAAACAGAGATGTATTTATAGCTATCAACGACAACATCTTTAAGCTTGATATCTCTGACTATACTGGTGCCTCTGAGAGGTACATATTCTACAATCCAAGCAATGGTAGGTTAGTCATTGAAAATAAGGATGTTAAAAAGATTTACAAGATTGAAGTAGACTTATATGATGAATGAGTATATTAAACTATGGATACAAGAGATTTAATACTACAAGAGTCTGAAGCGGTAACAAATTTACTCCTGCTAAAGAACGAAGCCTATGGAGATTCAGCACTTAAACCTGCTGGTATCTTTGCAAGTGGTAATGCAGTTGATAACCTATGCTGTCGTATTGATGATAAGCTTATGAGAATCAAGATGCGTGGCATTACCGATGAGACGGAAGATACCGTCCAAGATTTAATTGGTTACCTTATACTACTGAAGGTAGCACTAAGAGTGAAGAATGGCTAAAAGAAACACCTTCGTAACAGCAAGTATCTCTGGTGACTATGGCCAAGATATCGTAATGAAGTATCTTAAAGATAAAGGGTACGATGTTGAGGAAGCACCAAAGGAATTGTTTTACGATTGGGATGTTAAGGCTACCAATGGTGAGCGTACAATAACCATTGAGGTTAAGTACGACAGCAAGGCTTATATGTGGGCTGCAAGAAGAGGCACTCCCGAGCAACCCAACCTATACATTGAGTTCAGAAGTACCACAAGGAACTGTGACTCGGGAATCTTAAAGTCTACAGCAGACTTCTACTTCTATATTCTAAAGACAAACAAGAAAGATATTGGCTTTGTTTTTGATAGAAAGATGCTACTTAAGCACCTACAATCTGCAAGTTATAAGGTAGTAGGTAACAGTGCTACAGGAGATGACAACGCTGAAGGTTGGATTCCACCACTACACGAACTGCTGATGTCCTCAAGAGGATACAAGGCAACCATAGACCTTACTGAATATGGTAAATGAAATAGAACTAAACCTGCCTAAGCCACCAAGCCTTAATCAATACTATGCTGGTAAGCATTGGGCTATCCGTAAAAAACAAAAAGATGATTACGCTAAAGTATGTAAAGAGGAGTTGGAGAAATATGACTACTTCACTTTTGAGAGCTATGAAGTTCACATTACTTATAACTCTCGCCACGATGTCGATAATGTTATTCTTGTTTCTAAATTTTTATCGGATACTCTCGTTAGTATGGGTATGGTTAAGGACGATGGTAACAAGTACTACAAAAGACTTAACATCAAGATTGACAAAGACCTTCCAAAGGATACGTTTAAAGTAAAACTAAGATATTATGGCTGAAGAAAGAAACTATCAGACTTGTAAATTAATTAAGAATCGCATTGACCTTTACCTGTACGAGATGTCAAAACTATTTACCAACATTGGCACAGACTCTACGCTTGAAGAAGTACAGGAGGCTTACGAAAGGGAAAAGGAATACATTGAATTAATCGCAAAGCTTGACCCCGAAAAAGCGGATAGGCTACGAGCATCATATTAGATATGTCCATTGAGAACTACTACGAAGATTTAACAAGTGATGAAGCAGATTTCATTCTTGATTTATACTCAGTCATCGACAGAATGGTATTTAACAGTAGGCCAATCACATTGGTTGGATTGGGATACGAACTTGGCGTAAATCCTCAAGAGTTGTCAGACTATCTACCAACGATAATTCAAATACTCAACAAGGTTGAAGAAGAATACGAGGTACGATAAACAATTCATCGAGGAGCAAGCATTACTATCTGTAAAGCAAGATAGGTTAACGGAGCCACTTGGTGAGTTTATCCTTCAACGTGCAGTAGAGATTGCTGGTTCTGCGTTTGTTACCGATGGTAATGATGAACTGCAACAAGCATTGATTGATGCTGCTGTGATGCGTACCTGTGAAAAATTCTTGCACTACTACAAGCGAGGCAAGAGTGCAGCAAATCTTATTATAAGTATTATATATAGTACTATGACTAACAAGATAGTTAGTCTAAACCATAGCGACGTGTACGGACATAACATTAAGGGTTATGTAGTGTGCGTAGAGAATGGAGAAAAGTTTACACGTCTACAGAGATATGTAAAGGACAGTAATTTAAGCGAACAATTATGATTGACATTTACAACGATTGGATACTGGTGTCCTCAGTAGGTTTGATGTTCTCATTCCTATTTATATTTGAACCCTATGGTTGGGTGATGGAAAGGCTATTACCCTTCAAGCCATTTAACTGCGTTCTGTGCCTCTCTTTTTGGTGCAGCCTTATATTGTATAGCGGGATAGGAGTTAATCCATTATACGCCATCTATACAGCCTTCATTGCCGAGTTATCGTACAGAAAGTTGGTTAGTGAGTAGACTATGAAAAATGTAAATTCTAATAGTGATTGGCTCTTCCTTTATTGGGACGAGCCTATTTTTTCTAACTCTAATACTAACGACAATGCCGATACCGAAACCCAATCCAAAGGAGACACGAAGTGAGTTCATCTCACGCTGCACACAAGACGATACTATGATAGGAGAATACCCCGATAGTAGTCAGAGACTTGCAGTATGTTACACCTCTTGGACGGAAGAAGCTAAAAAAACAAAATGATATGCAAGGACTAAGTAAAGATTTCCATTTCTTCTTTGAGTACCGTGAGTTTGACTCACCAGATGTTGTAGGCTCTTACGATAAGATGGATATCAACTTCCTAAACAAACTTACAGAAGCTCGTAAGATGGCCGCTATTGGCTTTAAAATTACAAGTGGATACAGAACACCTTCTCACAACGAAAAGGTCGGAGGCGTTCCCTCAAGCAGTCATACGCTTGGACACGCTGTAGATATTTATGCACCAACCTCAAGACAGAAATATATTATTATTAACTCTCTTCTTCAAGCTGGGTTCAATCGCATTGGTGTAGCGAAGAACTTCATCCACGTTGATGATGACCCAAGCAAGAATGAAGATGTAATTTGGACCTACTAATGAACGATACAGATTTTGGATTTGGCGAGGACTTCGCTGACTTCGTAGATGAACTCACAAATGACGAGAAAAACAATAACGCTCAATGCTCAATCGATAATCCAGAGTGTGAGAGCTGTAGTGGATAATAATTATGAACCCATTAAAGAAACTTCTGACAAGCAATGCCAAGGAAACTGTGGAAGCAGTTGCCAATGTAGTAGATAGATTTGTATCTACTCCAGAGGAAAAGGAGGCAGTTCGTCAGAGCATAGAAGCAGAGATTACCAAGCGTTGGCAAGCGGATTCACTTACCGATTCTTGGCTATCTAAAAATGTACGTCCCCTAACCCTTGCAGTCGTAATGATATTCCTTGTACTTATGACCTTCTTTGAAGGATTTGGTATTAGTAGTATTAACGAAAGATGGATAGGATTATGGGAACTGGTAAGCGTAACAGTGATAGGCGGGTACTTCGCAGTGAGAACCGTGGACAAGAGAACCAAAGTAAAATAAAATGGTGCGAATCTGCACCAATAGAATGTACTTGTTCAAGTACTTGTAAAAATAAGGGGGGACGTTAATCGTCTCCCTTTTCTTTTTTATTCATATAATACCACTTCTGTGCGGTATAGCCAATAGATGCTAATAGCAAGACAATCTTTAACGTAGACTCAAGTGTTGAAAACGATATCACAAAAGTTGATGCGTTAAATAGTATTACTTTGATGTCTGTAGCGTCCATTATAGATTATATGTTACTCCTCCGTCTTCGCAGGTTTGGTCCGTGATACCATCCTTAGGGAAGAACACACTACCTTGGTAGGTATCCTCTTCATTAAATAAGTCATTGTCGCAACCATCGGCAGTAGCGATTGCTTTGATAGCCGCATTGTCAAGGATGTAATTCGTGATACGCTTGTTGATATAACCCAACTTGCTGTCAATAGTAGATGAGATGGTGTCAAGGATGTATTGGTCTTGCTTACCTTCTTCGTTCTTTGTTCTTGCAGTCTCCGTTCTCAAGATAGAGATAGCAGCCTTAGCAGTAAACATCGCCAAAGAATACTTTACCAATTTAAACAACCCCTCTTCAGTAGCATCTAATGTTTCTGCCAATACCTTGGCTTCAAGGTCCTCATATAAACAACTACCAAGCAAGTCCTGGGTAGAAGTAAATTGCTCAAGCTGAATAATAGCGAGCAATGAGCCTCTGTCCATTCTCTTTGGTAAAGGGAAGTTTTGGTAGAGGTAGTTATCGTCAATAAAGATTACATCAACCATTGTTTATATCTTCTGTGTTAGCACCCTTGATGCTTTCCAAATTAATATCTTCCTCTACTACCCCAAGGTTCATCTGGTCGTAGCCTATCGTCCCCAAGATGCGATTAACTGCATCAAGAAGGACCTCACGATTCGGTAGTGTTTCCGTAGCACGGAAGATTTGATATGCTGTAACAAGTTCGTTACCTGTGCCTCCAAGCTTGCCCGATACCATAACCCCAAATAGAGTAGGAGAAGTGACATTGTGAGCAGTAAGAATTTTAGCATCGTTAAGTCTTGATAGTACATCTACTGTCTTATCTAAATTCGCTATGTCTAATGGTGTAAACTTCGGAGCATCTTCCTCCTTCTTAACCCAAGAGACAATAAAGTTATCTGCTTCAGCACCAGTGAAAGACTCCTTAAACTTATTGTACTCCTCACGCTTCTGTTCAGCAGACATATTTCTACCGATGAAGGTAGCCAATACCTTTGGGCTAAAGCCATTCTCTGCACTATTCTTAATGTGCTTACCGAAACTAAAGTCAGAAGAGATGTAGTGGAAAGCGGAGATGTAGTTAGGAACACCGTAGTATGGGTTACCACTGTATGGGTTAGCCACATAAAGCAATGCCTCTGTACCCGTCTTATCAAACTTGTTAAAAGCCTTGATTTTACGAGGTTCGTTGTGCTGTACAGAATTAGCCCCATAGCCAAAGGTTCTACGCACTATGTAGTGTGTTACCTCACCCTTATCGTTTGGCTCTGCTACACGCACTCCCTTTGGGTCTACAGACTTTAATTCAATAATCTTTGTACGCTCTTTATTCCAGCGAACATATAACGCCAAAGCACCCTTGTGTTCATATTGGAACGCAGCGTGGGTGAGTACTTCATATAATCCCTTGTTGTTACCACCACAGTGATTTAAGAAGGCTTTAAGCTCTGCTTTGCCTTTGTTAGTAGATAGGAACTCATCAGAGTAAGAGATGTCGTTACCGACAACCATCTTTGCCTTCTTTGTTAAGATACCACTATGCACAGGAGATTGACGAAGCATCTTCTCAAGGATAACGGGGAAGTCATCGTTCACACCAAACTTGATGTAATCACCAAGAGTAGTATGCCCTAACTTGTAACGTCCATTAAGGTCCTCTATAGAGTTTTCTAACTCATTAGTGGCGATGCTGTGTTCTGTAGCCTGCACATAAGTGTTTGAGGCAAAGAATTCTGTAATGTTTTGTATAAGTCCCATTGTATTAATTTACAATTTATAGGTCGGTAAAGCGTACCGTAGAGCCGTATATACCGCTGCCTGTTTGTGTAGTAGTATAATCCTCTACAAGACAAAGGTAAGTATATTCACTTCCTTGATTGGTAATGGTGAGATAATATTCACCACCTTCAAGGGTGTTGCTTAACAAATCAATGTTTAGTTTGATAAAGTCTTTGCAAGAGTCGAGTCCATTAAGGTCCAAGAGGTTGGTAATGGTTAAAGAACCAGTACCTACCACCTTGGATAATGTAATGTCAAAGCTGTTTACTGTGAAGGTAGATAGCTTGACAAAGGATAGAGTATTTACTACTCCTGCTTTAAGTCTTTTCATTGACTGTCTGTTATAGTTCTGACGGTGTGTTATCTGCGATGAATTGGCGTACCTCTGCGTTGGTGTATACAGTGTAGTTAGGTGCAGACTGTCCTACGCCCAAGGCGATAAGTGCTGATACCTCACTCTGTAGCCAAGAGGCTTCCATTTCATAAACGATAACATCTCCTACAGTAACTGGTGTACCGAATAGACCGCTGTAGCGGCTACCAAACTCTTCCCAAGTAGGGTGGATTGTAGTTGTTGAGACTACTTCCCCTTCTTCGTTGTAGGTTGATTCCGTCCAATCGTAACGGGTAATTGCAGCAGGTAGTTGGTTAGCAATGTCTGCTACTGGTACGCTGATAAAAATGTTTCCTTTCATTGTATTTATTTGTATATGTTCTTGCCGCTATTATAGTTTTGTAAAACTTCAGATGCCGTCAATGCGCGGTTGTAGATGCGCGGTTGGGCGATGCTATTGGTATATTGAGCCGTTGAAATTCCTCCAATAGTTATATTATTGTCCGATTCATTGCTCACGCCTTGAGATGTAGATTGCGAAACCAAAACGCCATTAATATATCCAAATCTTTCGTTTGCGCTATGGTCGTGCGTTGCTACAACGTGATTCCACCCACTTGATAGCGTTGATATTGCCAAAACAAAAGTGGACGACGAAACGCGCTGACGAAAATCAATTCTACCCGTTGTAGTGGTTGCAAGTAAGGCATAGGCGCGGTCGGCACCACTTACCCATTTACCGAGTATTGTTTTATCTTGGCTTTGTTCTTCCCAGTAAATCCACATTTCTAAACTCACCGCATCGGTAATATCAAGGCTTTCGTTATCGTGAACCTCTGCCCAACTATTCCCATCAAGATTGAGCGCACCTTGTTTGCGCACGTTTTCAAATAGATTCACGCCGGTAATGTCGCGGCCACTTGTTAAGCCTTGGGGAAGTAATACGGGTGAGGTTTGGGCGGTTGCGCCCGTGCGGACGTATGGGCCAGCGGTTGCGCTTTGTTCTAAACTTGCGCCCCAAAAATAAATTCCCTTTGTAACATCGCCAACATAGCCAGCAAGGGCATCGTTTGTGTTGTCGCTTATTCCAAGATTATAAACTCTGCTCGTAGTGTTTGTATTTGAATTGATAGTCGCTGAAAATCTAAACCATCCGTTTCCAAAATCTTCGCTTGTGTAACTATCCCAAGCGGAAAAACCGCTACCACTTGCATCTCCAATATAAGCACCAGTGTTGATATTAAACTTTGCCGCTCGACCATTTCCACCGCCGTTATTGGTGTACAAATAAATCGCATCACGACCAAGGCCTCCCTTTACAAAACAAGATAATGTAATAGGAACGCCAGCCGCGAAAGTGTCGCTACTTATAAAAGCATCACGATAGCCAGTTGCAGAATCTTCTAACGCCCTTGATGCCGTTACTCGGCCATCGGGTGCGGTTTCAATTCCGTTGGTAATCGTAACACGCGCTAATGACCAAGGGCTAACACCGAACTGCTCGGATTTTTCAAATAAATTCGTCCCCTTATTCCAATCAATAACCGCCGTTTGTGCTACGGGTGCGCCGATGCCGTGCGTCCACGTTGCGCCGCTGATGGTTCCGTGGTTGGCAAAGTTTAATTCTTCAAGCGTGATGTTATCAACTGAACCATCCCAATTGCCCGAACCTCTTACACCAACACGATGCAACGAATCGTCAGCAACAAAAACGTGAGAATGTACACCAATAGGCGAACCAGTTACCTCAACATAATCGCCGCTATCGGTCATAAAATACAACTCGGTCGTATCGGTTGCCGTTATCTCTATCGTGATTTTGTAAGACTTCCCAATAGTTAGGTTAAAGTCTTGGTACAAATCGCCGGGGCCTAAACTTGAATCGTGCGTTGCTACGCCTCCGCCAATGCTCCATCCCGCTCCTTTTGTCCAATCGCTATCCGTTGCAAAGTCTCCATTTACGATAAGGTCTGGCCCGTTCTCGGTTGAACTACCATCGTAAGCCGTAGTACCCGCACCTTCTTGCATTGGTAGCCATAACTTCAAAGCGGTGTTATCCACTCCCGTTGGGACTACCTTTTCGGGGTTGTTGTATAGGTCGGCCACTTGTGCGGCGGTTAGGGCGGTGTTGAAGATGCGAATGTTGTTTAGTAATCCATTCCAAAAATCAGCACTTGAAACCCACGAACCAACAAATAATTCCCCGCTATCAATAGAACCAGCCATTGCCGTTTCAGTTAAAGAAATAGCCACGCCGTTGATGTATGCGCTAACTACTCCCGATTCACGAACGACTGCGATTTTTTTCCAATCGCTTCCAAGTATGTTTTCAGTTCCTAAAGAAAGAGTGCCGCCAATCCAAAGGCGCAAAAGTCCGCCCGTGTTATTGATTCCAATACCAAAATCGCTGACTGGGTTTTTTGCAATAGCCCAAGAATAAGTGCTAACGCTATCAATTTGCCAATCTAAAACTGCGCTAAAATCACCCGTTCCAAATGTTAAATCGCTAATGGTTCCAAAAGTTATGTGGTCATTAACCCCGTCAAAGTCTAACGCCTTGCCCGAAAAGAGGGAAGCTCGGTTGTACCCTTTAGGGGAAGCATCAGCTCCCCTTGGGTTTATAGGCTTGTTTGTGTTAGAAAATCCTACAGCCATTATGCTAATTCTTCAGTTGGTTCTGGGAAAAATTCTGGGTGCAATGCCTTACAAGTCTCGGTCCACTCACGAATAGCCGAACTGCTTCCAAAAGTATGAACACCCATAGGCGCACACCATAACATAGCGTTGTCCCAAGCAGGGTCTGGCTCACCATCCCATAGCACATCAATATGGTAGGTAGAAGATAGTACAGGTGCAGTGAGTTCGTTTCCTTCCTCATCGTATGTACCTTCGGTTTCTACCAAGTGTCCAAGATGTACGATAGCGTGGCTATGCGTTGGGTTACCTTCCTCATCTACGCCTAAAGCGTTAATCTTTGTAGTGGCTGCTCCTTTAGAGCCAAAAGAGTATTTTCTAAATGTTTTCATAGTTATATAGTTGTTAGGTCAATCGCCTCTTGGTCAGTTAATGCAGTTGGTAGATATAAGAATTGTTGAGTCTCATATGTCCCCATACTACCATCTTGAAATTTAAAATGATTAGTAGATTGATTCCATCCTGTTACGGATATAGCACTTCCCGATTGTACTCCGTTGTAGTAAACTGACACCTCACCATTATTGTAAATAATAGCCATCTTTAATCTTCCTGTCAAAACATTAGTGAAGAAGCCTGTAAAAGAAGTTCCATTGTGCGTAGTAATACCAACATATGAACCCGTAGGAGATGTCTTTCTTAATTGAAATCCTCCATTAGATGAAAGATTATCATTGTCTTTCCAAAGTGCAGATGATGTGCCTACATCATAAGGCAAGTTTATATCCAAGAAGTAGGTGTAAGATGTAGTATTATAAAAATCAGTAGCAAGAAGTTTCATATAATCATTAGTACGAGTCACACTACTCCCATAGGTAGGGATGTAGGATGTTGGGTAACTTGCTGAAACCTCCATCTGCGCTCCGTATAAATACAAAGTAGTTACAGAACCCGATGCTGCACTTGAAAATCCTGTTGAGCGTGTAGAACTTGCCGTTGCCGTTGCGGTAATAGCACAACGATACCATCCATTACCAAAGTCTTCTACCTTGACTGAAGGTGTACCACTAACGATTGTATATGTCCCATCGCTTAAATTAAAATGTACTGATTGTCCAACTCCAAATGCAGCACTATGATATGCTAAAGTTATTTGTGATGAAGTTCCTGCTTTAGCGAATACTGAATAGGTATATGTTGTACCCGAAACAAATGAAATGTTTTGACGAACAAAATCGTATGGTTCGGTTGATGAAGTGTATAGAGATGCGTTTTGCACACCTTCGGGAGAAAGTGCTGCATTGTTTGTAATAGTACAATCTTGCAATATCCAATCGCTTCCGTTAAAGTATTCACTATCAGTAAAGATATTAGTCCGTTGTGGCTCTAACAAGAGTGCAGGACACGAACTATCCGTATAGTCCAATCTTGGTACATTATCAGTAATACCTCCCTCTACGGCAGTAGTAGTCGTTTCTATGTAGTCTCTTGCTACAAGTCCCTGCTCAAGTTGGGCATCTTGTAGGTATACATTTCCTGATGTTCCGCTTGTGTTGTTATCACTTACTGAAGGGAAAACTCTAAAGGTGCTACTTGAACCATTGTATGTTGCTTCACAACGATACCAACCTCCTCCGACATCAGTAATACTATGACTAATTACACTACTTTGAGCAAAACCTGTTTGCCCATTTTGTAAATCAAACCAACAAAGCGTTTGACTAATTCCAGAATTTTGTAATGCAATCCAATTTAAACTACCTGCCTTTGCGTAAATACTTTGAGTAAACACACCACTATAACTTGCTGAAATACCAATGAATGCGTTAGCGGCACTTTTGGTAACAAGCCAAGCATCACTACTTCCATCGTATCCGCTCTGTCCTCCCGTTTCCGAAGTATTGGCATTTGACCAAGCAGAAAGAGTGTTGGATTTAGTCAAGAGGTTTTGAGTCTCTTTCTCTATAAACCCATCTGCATTAACTCTCGTAGCAGCACTTGAACGAGTGAAAGTAAAATCACCATCACCACTAACAGGTTTTTGCGAGTAGACCTTTCCTGTTTTAGTTCCGCTTGGTATAAGTACCAAACTTGATTTGTCGTATATACTTGCCATATTATAATTTTCGTAATCCGTATTTATTAGGCCTATGACCACCTATCATATTTAATATACTACTCTTTGAGCATTTAAGGTCTTGTGCTGCATCCATAGTACAATCGTAAGTCTTACCATTGTATTTACAATAAACCTTGTAAGAACGCTTTAATTGAGACTTGCGAACAGATTCTTTTGGTAACTCTTTTCCAGCCCAATATCCAATCTTCCCATATTGAGGATGATTACTTCCTTTTTTTGCATCCGATAATTTTTTCCTCGTTTCTTCAGATACAGAAATTCCTTTTCTTGCTTTAGAGATTTTTCTTTTAGTCTCTTCTGTATGTCTTGTAACTCCTTTCCAATTGTTCGTTAAGTTGTAAGACATTTCATTATTCATCGCATCTAATTCTTCAAGAATAAATTCTTCTAATTCTCTATAATCGTGACCAAAGTAAATAATTTCTCTTGAGAAGGATTCTTTACGCTTTTTATAAGCCTTTTTAAATAGATATCCTCCGCCAATATAACCATCTTTTGGATGACCAGTATGACTTCCGATATACCACTTATTATTAGAGGTATCATTCCACTTATATACAAATCCTATATCACACATTATGCGATAGTTGTTAAGGCGATACATTCGCTATCAGTTAATGCCGTGTTGAACAAAAGCACTTGTTTTACTTCGGGTGCTGCAACAGGCGGTCCAAGATGAATCTTTTGTGCATCCATTCCTGTATCAATAGTAAATGTTTTAACTAATGCTCCATTGTAAAATCCTTTTACTAATCCGTTAGTACATTGGAACAAACATTTAGCAGTATCTCCTACGCTTACAGGTATGTAGTAATTTTGACTATTGTCATCAACTCTTAATCCCACCATATTATTTTGATTACAATAAATTCTTAATTGACTTGAACCTCCTGCATCCTTAAATGTGATTTCACCTCCGCCATTACCTATTTCGGGTACGATAAACTCCACCATCCAAGTGTAGGTTGCGTTTGATGTAAGAAGCGAATCAACATCCGATACACCACTATCACTTGACCTCGTTACACTTGAACCATATGTTGGTATATATGAGGTAGGGTAAGAGCCTGTTTCAAGACTTGCTCCGTATAAATACACTCCGCTTGTGCCGTCTCCTACATAATTATTAGCAGGAGGCTGCGAAGGTGTCGCAGTATTTTCAATGTAAAATCTTGGTATAATAGCACCGCTCCAAGAAGCATAACTTGATGAAAGAGTCAATCTATACCACCCGTTTCCATAATCTTCGGGAACAAATGTTGATGTAACACCGCCATAATCAAAACTATCGGTTAATACACCATCTTCTAAATCAAAGGTATATTGAGATAAATATCTTGCGAAATCAGAAAAAACTAAAGAAACATATCTGCGTTCTGCTTTTTTTACAAAAACCGAAAATGAATAATCGTTTCCACTTAAAGTATGCACCTGATTTATTTGATGAACAGAGTTTGCAGTTGTTTCAACCAATTTCGCAGCATTTGCAATACCCTCTGGAGATGTTACTGCATTATCCGTTACATTTATTGCCGTTTTTGTCCAATCTACACTATTAAAATACTCACTTTGAGTAAACAAGTTTGAGCGTTGAGGCTCAAGTAAAAGAGAAGGACACGAAGCACCACCCGAATAGTCAAGGCGAGGCATATCCTCCAAGATACCTGCTTGTGCAGTAGATGCTCCTGTTTCAATGTAGTCAGTTGCTACCAAGCCTTGCTCTAATTGAGATTTATATATAATGATGTCCCCAAGATTTGCGTTGGTCAAACCACCATCCGAATCAGCAGGATATATTCTCCAATTACCTGCGGCAGTAACATTTGAAGTAAGACTACAACGATACCAACCACCACCAACAGACTCTATATTAGAGTCTATTGCATTTACCAAACTACCTACTACGCCATTGGCTAAATCAAAGTATGCAGCAGAGTATGGTGCTTGACTCGTAGTAAGAGCAACCCAATCTAAAGAACCCGCTTTAACATATATGCTAAATGTATATACACCTGTATTAGCAATGTATTGATTAATCAATCCATACGAACCTGTCTTTGCTAAAGTCCAAGCATTGTTATTGCCATCAAAATCAGCAGCACCGCTTGTGCGTGATGTGTTGTATGTGTTCCAAGTAAGGTTAAATTCATTAGAGCGTAAAAAGAGATTCTCTCTACCCTTCTCAATTAAGCCATTAACATCTACCCTCGTAGCAGCAAGATTTGAAC